GGGCGCTCCCAAAACCGGAAAGCATGACCTCTTCCTCAAAAGCACGATCTGAACTTTCCATAGAAAAGATCGCTTCGTGTTCCCGATCATATTGATCGTACTCCATTCCGAACAATGCGTTCAGGCCGGGTTCCAACTCCTTTACGAGTTGCGCTCTACTAATAGCCATTTTCTAACCCTCCTATACGCCGGTTGTCGAAGGCGTACCAGCCGCAATAGCGCCGTTGTTGCTATTGAAGTGGTTGTTAAGGCGGACGATGGCCCCGATACCCGCAGACGAGAAGTCTTCGTTCATCGAATCCTCTACCCAGCCCATGACCCGCATCTGCAACGCCGCCGTTGTTGCAATTGTACTGATTGCGAGGCGACCCAGCGAAATACCCGTTGCATCTGTCCCCGTTATAGCGGTTGAGAAGTTGGCATTCGCAAACACTCCGGCACGAGCCGTAGCCTTGCTAGTCCAAGTGGCATCCGTTGCAATCACATAAAGCTGCATTGGATCATCGTTGATATACGCCTTGATAGGGTGGTTGCTGTTTGCCCCAGACCCGGGCCAGTAGTTGCTCCAGGTTGGTTTCCCAGTGGTACTTGAAACGTACTCGCAACCTTGAAAGACACCCAACAGGCCTACTGTACCACCAGCCGCAGCGCCGGGAGCGCCAATATAGCCGGTAGACAGTGGAATCACGGGTTCCCCGTGAAAAAGCTTGTCAGTGTTGCCGTTCGCAATTTCATATAGCGAGTAGTTCGAAGTAGCAGTGGAATTGGCCGCGCCGCCCATCTTGTTGAGCGGACGGAGGCCAAAGCTTCCGTTAATGTTAGCCATTTCTCATGCTCCTCAAAGCAAAAGGGTTCAAAACAATAAGGCCTACACGTTGCTACGTTTAGGACCTCCAAATGTTACACGCGATTGTCGTTCAGGCTTCTGAATCGCCATCGAATGGTGCTGCGTCTCCTTCATAAGATCATTGTCAACCGCAGTCATTGCATCAGAACTCATCTGATTAAAGTATGACTTGCGCTCCTCAATAATCTCAATCGGAATACGTGCCAGCAACAAGCCGCCCACGCCAAAAACACCTTCATAGTGTCCGCTGTCTACGGTGGGGGACTCAAACTCAGGGTATTCCTCTTTTCGAACCAGTTCCCACCCCTCTCTCATACGAGCGGAAACATTCTTACGGTCGTCAAAGCCCCTGATTTCGGCTCTTATCCACCTATGGACAAAGCCTTCTGGCGGGTCCGGTGCATCCAATATGGATGGGGGTCTCCAAGGTTGCCTGCGGGGGTCAGCCGTTCGGGTCTTAGAAGCGCGAGGAGACCGCTCAATATTTTCTTCAGACATCGTCATCTCCTAGCGTTTGTATTTCGCGTACTGATCCAGAGGAACTCCAAGCTTCTTTGCTATTGCAACCTCGCTTGGAGATAATCTCACTGTTTTGCGCCCGGATGATCCGGAGCGAGTAGCAGAAGCAACCGCCTGTTGGGGGCGGCGTACTTCTGTGGCAGATCGCGATCCATTAAACCTGTGCGGGAACGCAATCTTAATTCTCTTATCAATCTCATCGTAATACTCAGGACTTTCCGTGTCAAAGCCTTCTTCTTCGACCAAAGTCTTGTGTATGCCAAACGCCGCGAACGTCATCGCGTCATCTTCGCCAAACCAACTGTTGCGTTGAGCCCATGTCAGCGCTTTAGGATCTGCTCGAATAGGAACCGGTTGTTGCTGTTGAGCCTGTTGCTGTTGAACCTGTTGCTGGTGTTGCTGCTGGTACTGCTGGTACTGCGCGGCCTGCGACTGTTGCTGTTTAGCACTGCGGACCCGTTCTTCTTCAATCGCCAACTGAGCCAGTTTTTTGTTGAGATCCACTTGAGCCGAAGTGTCGTTCGTAGCAATCGCAGTTTCCAGATCTCGGGACAAAGAGTCAGCCTGTGTGGCGACCCTGTCGCCATACTCTGCAACATACCCTTGATCCAAGTCCTGTACGCGGGTTCTAAGCTGGGTGTTTTCCGCCTGTATATTCCTCGCGTAATCAACCGCAGCGGCTTGTTGCCGCTCCATTTCTCGGGCTTTTTTAGTAAGCTTGTCAATACGACGCTTGACTTTCTTGCTGTATTCCAGGTGCTCTTCTTCTGGGTTTTCGTTGTCGGCATCTTCTGGATTAAGCTCCAGAGGCTCTACTTCCACGTCAACGGATTGTCCCGAATCCGGGATATCTACAACTAGCTCTTCTTGGTCGGTATCTGGCATGGTATCATTCCCATGTTAAAAATGCAGGATGTCTTCGGGATCCTGAATAACCGCAATGACCTCATCGTCATTTAAAACACGCACTTCGCCGCCGTCAATCTTAAAACGAGCGCCCGCGTAACGCCCAAAGATAATCCAGTCTTTTTCCGCGCACCACGCTCCGCCGGGGAACTTCTTCTTATCCGCATAAGCCAGTGGGCCTACTTTTAGTACATAACCGCAAACCGTGCCTACTGATTCCCTGTCCACAACGGCATCGGGAAGCAGGACTCCGCCTTCCGTGCGCCCCTTCCCCCGAAAAGGAAGGATAAGAAGCCTCCACCCCGTAGGGGAGGGCAACCTTTCAAAAGTATCGGGATCTATCTTGCTGGGATCCAGAACACGCTCTTCTGGCTTAACGTAGGCCTGATCTATGGACACTAGATTATCAGACTTTTCAGGTCTTTCAGACATTAGTCCGCCTTTTCTAAGATTTCTCTCAACTCCTGACTTATATAGTCTAAAGACTCAACGTTGCCAACAAGTTGTTTATATTCTTCGTAACTTGCCACCGTTCCAGCCGCCATCATTTCTGAGATCCTGTCCCGGCGCTCTCGAATGGATTTTAAAAGATGTTCTGCAAGCAATATTCCGTCCATGAAGTCCTCTATTCAGGGGTTTTCAAAGTCTAGGGCTTCTTATCTACTTTGGGAGCCACCGCCTTCTCATAGTATACAATAAGCTGTTTCTGCTGCTCTATAAACCGCTTTAACTCGGCCATGTTAAGGGCCAGAGTCTCGTAATCTCGAACCGAGATAGCATAAAATAACAGGTCCCCGTTTTCTTTTTCGAACCGTTTTTTAAACGCCGAAAAGGTGTCTTCCGTAACCACATAAAAGTGGATGTTGCTCAGAGAGATCGGGCGCGGACGGTTCTGCACCGGTATCTTTCGTTCGACCTCAACCGTTCGGATCTCCAACGGGAGAATCTTCTTAAAGCTGGTGCACCCGCTATTTAACAGCAACAGGGGCAGGAGGAACAGCACCGGATATCTTCTCCAGTGACCGGAACAATTTCTTGGTTCCATTGTTGATCTTTTTCTCCACAAGTCGCGGCTTCCGAAGGCTAAGTTTTGCCAGATTATGCTTCCGAAGTTTGCCAATCAGCACGTTTTTATAGCTATTTGCCTTGTCCAGATTCGTCTGAAGCTCCTTGTTCAGTTCCGCGAACTTCTCACGGTCTTCGATCATGGCGTTGATCGTATCGTCCTGTAGCTGCTTGGCCGTCTCCAGCTTGGCCGTGTTTTCCGTGAGGATACGAATACGTTCCTGGCTATCTTTATAGTAGTAATAGGCCCCGTAAACGCTGCCGCCCACTAGCCCGAGGACTATAATCAGCAGGTAAATTTTGAGCATCATTTCTTCCGCGCCATATGCACTGTCAGCATAATAACAACCGCGATAACTAGCCCCATGATTAGTATTTCACCGAGCGTAAACGGGATCATCATCGTTTATTTGCCCTTAGCCATGTAGGCCGTCATGCCCATGTAGGCTCCGACAACGCCAGCCTGACCAATATAAAACAGGCCAAAAAGGTCCGATAGCGCCTTTATTCGGGTATCCGGGAAGATAGGCAGAAACACGGCAAGCGTAAAGACCAACATTGATCCCATCGCGGTCCAAGCCATCCGGCGCTGGGCGTCGGCCTTCTCATGCTTCGATAAGGCTTCAGATGCTGCCAACTCCGCATCGCTGACGATTCCGTCTCCATCAAGATCAAGTTCGTCAAACGAACTGTCCTTCTCCAACTTCTTTTGGGGCATGTCTACCCCTCCGCGAAAGCCTTCAACATGAACGCCTCGTCGATTTCCTCTATCCGGGATTCTAGGGTATGGACTGTCGTATGCAGCGACCCAGTGCCGCTAGGCTCATAGCGATCCTTCAGTATCTCAACCTCCAACAGTAGTGCTTTCCTGTGCTCATTCGCTTCTTCAAAAGTCATTAATCACCTCTTCAATAGCGGGTTGTTTAAGGCATCGCGCAGCTTCTTGTCCTGCCTTTTTTCAAACACGTTCAATTTAGCGTCAATGCCGTTGACTTTAGCATCAAAGCGACCAGACGCCGATTCTGTGATATCGCGTATATTCTTCTCGGACTGACGTGCAGTGGTAGTAACTCGATTGATCTTGGCATCAAACCGCTCGTTTGCGCTTGCAGCAATGCCGCGCATGGTCTTTTCAGCCTGTCTCATAGCCGCACGGGTCTCGGCATCGAGGGAGCGAGAGCGCTTATCGACCGCGGAAATGGCGTTTTCAAGGGACGCAGCGTCAGATCGTGCATCCTGCCGCGTATCACGCACAATTCCTTGTACTTCGAGCACCCGATTGCGAACTGATTTCATTTCCTTGGTCACAGTGACCATAGTTTTGCTCATAACAGCCAATTTCTTGTCGAAACCGCTTAAATCAGGCGCTGTATAGGAAGAAATCTGCTCTTTCATGTCCATATAGTCCTTGTAAACCTCAAAAGCACCGTACAAACCGCCTACAAAGGTCGATAAACCCACCATTACGGCGAGCATCTTGCCTCCCTTGAACTTTACGCCGCCAACTTCAACTTCAGCCATCTACTTGCTCCATTGGCTCTCGACCAGCGCGTTATGTACCGCTGATGCCTGTCCGCTAAAGCGATAATTTGTCATCCTGTCCACCATACTGGGACCGTCCGGCATGGTAGATGTGGAAAAGAACCCTTTCGCCGCGTCAGGTATCCCCGGCCCTTTAAAAAGTCCCCTGTTTTGGGCGATTATCCCCATTGCCACCAGCGTCACAGTCTGGGCGGCAGCGCCGTATTTCTGGCTTGGCGCAATGGCATCCACCACCGCCTGTGCCGCTATCGCCGGTGTTACAGGCGCGGAGGCTGGAGCTTCTGATGACGCCGACGCCGTGGCTGCTTTCCGCCGTGCCGCGGGCTTTGTTGATTTGCTCGCCGCCTTTGGTGCGGGTTCAACCGCCGCCTCAATCTCCGCTTCCGCCTGTGATTCCTGCTCCTGCTGCGTTTCAGAAACCGGGGCTATCGGCTGGATGGTGGGAGCAACCGGTTCTGGCGGCGGGGCCGGGGTGGCGGGCGTCGCAGCACTCGCCGGAGCAACCGTTTCAGAAACCGTGGAGGTGGCTGATACAGCAGGAGGAGGGGTTGATGTAGCAGCAACCGTATATGTGGGCAGAGCAGCAACAACCGGGGTCGAGAAAGTCTCCGTCGGCACGGTGGTCGCTGTGGTCGCTTGAATGATGTCCTGCGTCTCCGTCTCAATGTAGTCGGTAATATCCACCTGTACCTCCTCCTGAACGAAAGCGGTCTGGTAGTCGATGGTCAGGCTGGGGTTGCTGAATTGGGGGCCATAGAACCCAGTCGGATATCCAGCGTCGATTCCAAAAAGCTCAAGAATACCGGTCAACGCACCGTAGCTGTTAGTTGCAACAACATCCGCGAAAGTGAAATCTTGAAGGCCCGCAAAGTCCATTTCCTCCTCGTGGGTGAAGGTCTCGACCGTTGTGCCGGCATCCTGAAGCGTGATCGTCAGCGTGAAGATGTCGCGGCAGTCGCCAGACTGCAAAACACCGTTAGCACAAGTAGAAAGCTGGGCATTACTCGAATGACTGTGGATCGTGAGGGCTGAGTTCAGCGTAAATCCCTGATTGATCTCTGCTTCGGTCAGTGGAACGTCGAAACTGGACGTATAAGTGCCGCCGCCCCCCGTTGTTCCAGAGGTGCAGTACGCACCACTATTGCACCCGTGACCAGTGCCATAGGAAGTGCCGCCAGATGTTGTGAAATCTTCCATACCCGGTGCAAGGTTCCCGGTCGTGAGTTCCTCGGCAAAGGCTGGAGAACAGAGCAGACAGGTCAGGAGGAGCAGAGACAGTGCCTTCATTCTGGATACTCACCGGAATCGTCGGCAGGTTCCTCGGCAGACTCTTTCGCCGCCTTCGCCGCCTCTATCGCGTCCGCCTTCTTGCGGGCGTCCCGCCGCAGCTTGGTACCCTCTGGCGCTTCGGACGGGTTTTCAACCCAACTCTCCTTAGCCTGCGTTCCAATCTTACCCTCGTAAGGGCAGGGCGTCCCCGCCGACATCATGGCATCAAAAACGCGAGCGTCCTGGCACAGGAGCGATACCGCCGCGACTTTCAACCCAGCGCCATACAACGTGCGGCTTAACTTCAGAATCTCGCAGTTCTTGTCTCGTACCGTGCCGCCACCGGACACACCAAACAAAGAGGTCTGCACCGCACCAGAAACCCCCGTCACACATACGTCAGAATTATTGACGATCACCGAAGGGCTACTGGCAGTGGCCGCAGTCGTCTTCTTGTCGATGACCGTATTGGTGCCTGTCGTATTGGTTGAGACGGTATTGGAACTGCTCGACACGGTATTGGAACTGCTCGACACGGTATTTGACGAGGAACTTACCGTGTTGCCTACCGTGGTATTCGTCGCGATAGTATCCGTTGCACTTGCGGGACCGGTAGATAGAACCACCGCAAGTGCAGCAAGTCCTATCCTCCGAAACATGTTCAAATAACGCCTTTTTCCTTCAGCAGGAAGCCAAGTGCGCCGCCTACAACGCCGATGATGATAACAATCGGCTCGGAAATCAAAACACCTACCCCAACTATGGCACCGCCAAGTGCCGCATAGCTGGAAGGCTCTTTAAGTCTGCTTGTGATCCAGTTCATTACTTTGATCCTTGTTCAACAAATTTTAAACGTACCGCCGCGAAGAGCGTCACCCATGCCCCGGTTCTTACCCGTAACCACGGAAGCTTTCGCAACGTCAGGCGTTTTCTCTACCTCTCCGTCGTTGTAGGGAACGTACCCTTGATCCTTTACCACGATGCCCTTGCGGACAACGCCAACCGAACCCTTTTTCTCTGCCATGAAAATCTCCTATTGATTTCGCTGTTTCATTATCTCGCGTTCGCGAGCGGCCTGTATACGCGCAGCCACGATCTCTTCCTGCGACTGTATTCTCTCCATGCCAAGCTTCGTGCTTGCCTGCGCCTTCTGCTGGTCCAAAGTAAGCCTTGCCTGATCCTGCTGGTTTTCTGCTGCATCCTGCTTGGCCCGCATCTCCAGATCCTGCTGTTTCAAAGCAATAAGAGGATCTGGCTCCTCGCCTCCCCCGCTTATTTCGGCACTCATAGCTTTTACTTCTTGCAGGCCCTGCGCGATAGACTCAGCAACCATGGACTCTATTTCAAGACCCTGCTCCTCAGTTGGAGCCTGACCCTGAAGCTGCTGAATCATCTGAACCGCAACCTGTTCCTTGGCCTGAACAGAGACATGCTCCATGATGTGCTTCTGCAAAGCCATCGCAACAGTAGGAAGTTGCCCAATAATGGGAGAAGAGCCAAATATAAGATGCGCCGTTATATGAGCCTTGTGGTTCTGTCCCTGAAACACCTTTAACGTCACGTTTTCCAGCGCTTCGGAGTTTTCAACCGCAGGATCCTTTGGTGTCTCTTCTTCCTGGTCCACAACCTTCAAGATCGCATCTACGTCTTTGACACCTATCGCCTTATACATGCGGCGAAATGCTTCATACATATTATGAAGATCCGGGGCCGCTTGTGCCAACTGCAACTCCGTTTGCGCGAGGGTAACCCTTTGCGACATGGAGAAAATGTTAGGGTCTGACACAGGTATGACATCAACCCGGTCATCAAAATCCTCGGCTTTTATCGTCCGCTCCGCGCCCACTACATTATAGGGATACTCTGGCGGCAGGGATTCCCCAAATACCTTGGCGAGGAGTGAAAACTCATCTTTCTGGGCGTAGTGCATCCGCTTATGAATGGCGGACATTACCTTTGCACCCTGCTCCAGCATTGCAATGGTGGTCCCTACCGCAGCCTGCTGGTTGCCGTCGCCTACCTGCAAATTGGAAACCGCCGCAAAGCGCTGACCGGCCTCCACGCAGAAACCCATTAACTGGAACAGCGTCTGGTCCGCACCCTTGTACGGAAGCAACATCAAAGAGTCCCGGATAGCGCCACCCGGTGAATCCACGTCGCGGAACTCGCCCGGTGACAGAGGTTCGTCGTCGTTGCGTATACGGAGGCCTCTGGTTTTGAATCCCGCCGGAAGGTTGGACAAGGTCCCTGCATCAATAAGCTGGCGCAATGCTGCGGTGGCCGTGCGGCTTAATCCGCCAATCATGTGGATCAAACCAAGGCCGTAGAAGCCAAAGCCCGGAAGAAACTTGAAGTGAACAAAGTACTGGTTCTTGGTCCGGTTCTCGTCGTCCTCCTTGTAGTTACGACGAATACTGAGAACCTTACCATTGTCCTCGGACACCGTAACAACATACGGAAGCTTGATGCCCGTTGGCTCTCCGTCTTCTCCTACGTCCTCAAACCCTTCAAGATCCAAGTCTACATGGCACTCCAGAAGCGTTACTTCGGTATCCAGACGGCTGGGCTCAATGCCGGAGATGTCGTCCATCTCCTCACGGACTTCGGAGGGATCCGACTGAGACGCGGAAACCTCTATATCGGCATAGAACCCGCCAACCTGTTTCTTGCGAAGCTCGTTTTCCGAAATCTGGATGACGTGTGTTACATTCTCTGCGGTCTCCAGGTCCGTCGCGGTATACGGCACAACGAGTTGCTCCGCGGGGACAAACCTGCTTACCGCCCGCCCAAGGAACTCGTCGTAATACACCTTCTTGAACGTGGAACCTGCAAGCGGAAGATAGAACAGCATCTGATCGAACTCAGGAGTGTACTCCTTCATCACAGATGTAAGCTGATAGTTCATGTACATGCGGACGCGCTCGGCCTGCTCCTCTATTTCCGGAGTGGCCTTTCCAAGAACCTGTGTGTTTACAGGCCCCCCGGCAGGGAGAAGCTCACCGAAAGCCTGCGCCTGAAACTGGGTTACCGCTTCTGCAAGAAGAGGGTGCGTCACACCGGCAGCGCCCCGGAAAGGTTCCGAGCGCTCCTCGTACTTGAATCCAAGAAGTTCAAGGCCCGTGCGATACGTCTCTTCCCAATCCTTGCGGCCATCCTTGTTGGCCTCGTACTGATCCAGTAGATCAGTGGCAATTCTCGTCGCAACGTTGTCGGCCAGTTCTTCCGCGAGGTTGTCGTAAAAGCCACCACCCTCCGGGCGACCTGCAAACGGATCAAAGTCCACGACTACGCCACCGTCGTCCTCCAGTTCAATACTAAGGTCGGGGGTCTCTATGATGCTGGTGTCCTCCAGCAGGACCTCGGCGTCCGGACCGGCCTCCAAATCTACTGGTGGTATGTCGTTGCGGCGCTCTACAAGAGAGGCCGTACCAAAATTACTGCGAGGAAGAGGATTTCTAGCCATATTTACCTACGCCTCAGTGACATGAGACCGCCTCGGTTCATGTTGCGCGTGATATATCCGCCGTTTGCAACTTCAATCTCGTTTGGATCAAAAAACGGGTTTAACTGATCCGGATTGAAATAACCCTTGTAACGAGGATCTGACATCCAAGGAGGCTTAAATCGCGGAATATTCCCTCCCATTTCGGGTGCCATTTCGGGAGTTAAAGGCTGGTCTTGCGCATCCGGGTACATTTCGGGCATTTCCAACATGAACCCTTCGCCTCCAAAGGACCGCGGCATCCAAGCTTCACGTTCACCTGCCATTCTTTCCTCTTCAGCCATATCAAAAGCTGGATCCTTACTAAGCCTATCGGGCTCGGGCGGGACCGTACCTCTCAAGGTCTCCTCCTGCTCTGGTGACTGGGCAAACGAATTAAGAGTGTTCCGCACAAAATCCGCTTGGCCCTGGGGCAACATCATCATCGACACCATGTCGTTCAAATCCTGACGATTGGCCTCGATATATGCAGCAACATCCTGCGTAGAGCCGCTCTGAGTCACGTCAACAAGACCCTTAAAAATAGCCGCGACATCCGGGGCCACATCAGAAGTCGCAATGCCGCCCTTCTGCATTCCAATGGGGCGAAAGCCTCCCTCTCCACCATCACGCATCGCGGTAACCGGACCACCCCCTCCGGAAATTATGTACTCCCGAAGCTCGGAAGTGTCTCGGGGGTCGCGCCCAAACTCACGGCGAAAGCTATCAAGCGCCGAGGAGCCCGAGGGCTCCGTTTGGGCACCACGCTCGCCGGAGTCTGCATAGTGGTCGCGGAAAAGTTGGGCTAGCGGAGAACTTGCACCCATAAACCCCGAAGCGCCGCCTCCGGATTGCGGCGTGGCAACGCCGCCTCCGGCCATACCAATAGGGCGAAAGCCCATCATGCCGCCGTCGCGCATTCCAATGGCTTGTCTATATTGCTGCGCTGCCGCCATGCCTTCCGGCGTGTACGGAAATTCGCGTCCCATTACATTAGGCATTGCATTTCTTCCTTGTGTATAAGGTACTCCAGATTTCTGAACAAAACCACCGTCGTTCCAGTTGGGGCCTCCGGCCCGGACAAAACGAAAATATGAGTGCATGTCACCCGCGTCGTCCTCTTCTTCTATCTCATCTATCCGGTAGGTCGTACTGCCTTGGAATAGCTGATTATTATACGCATCCTGTAAGAACTTCTGCTGGTTAAAAACATCCTCGCCCTGTTCATCCTGACTAAAATACCTGGTCGGTGCCGTACTTTCATCCAGATATATGTTGCCGTCTGGTCTTTTAATCCAGCCGGGACTAGGCGTCCACGTCCACGGATCCGTTGGTTCGGTCGGGTCGTCCGTCCCATACCCATATGGCGTAGGCACGGTGTACTTATCGGGATCAGCCGCAAAGAAGGTGTTTTCTGTCCCCTCCGGTGTAGTCCCCGGAGTCGGAGTAGCCGGGGGATCCGGGTAAACGTATGGCGTGGACGGCTGGTAATTGGCTAAAGGAACGTTGGCCGCGGACTGAATAGGAATGTTGGCCACAGACTGAATATTGAGGGGGGGCACCACAAGACCGCCGTTGCTCCATACCCCAATAGGGCGGAAGCCCATGGATCCGCCATCTCTCATAAGAGGTACACTACCTCCACCACCACCGCCACCATATAAGGCAGAATTTAAGTCTGTGTTTCCTTGCATTGCAAGGTCCCTCAAAGAGTCTAGCGCTGGAACAACGCCGCCACTACCGCTAACACCACTATCGACACTATCAAAAATCGTAGGTATGTCGAATGTGGGTTGTGCCGTGTCTGGAAGGTCCCTTCCGGGAATGGGTTGGGTTGAGGAGGGACTGGCCGCGGGTAACCCTCCAACAGCCGGTTGTGTCGTGTCTGGAAGGTCCCTTGCAGGGTCAAAAGCCGTGGGGTATGGCTCAATACTGCCAGTGGCTTCATTATAATCGCCGCGACCTGTTATAAGGTCTTCCGGTGGGCGTGGACCAACAGATCCAAACATGGAGGCCGGGTCCGTCATACTAACTTGCTGGCCTTGCGGATTATAGATGTTTGTTCCTGCATCCATAGCCGTAGGAGATTCGTCAATAGTATATCCGCGCTCTTGGAGATGTTTTTTAAACTCAGGTGTAAGAAATTGTGCGGCCCCCCGACCAGTTTGCCCTGCTTCTGCGGGTGTTTTTGGACCTGTAAAACCTTCAAAAGGATCGTAGGGTGTGGGGCCAGATCCGTAGGCATTCCCGGACCCAAGCATGCCCAACGCGACAGCTTCCGGGGGGAATCCGCCACCGGCTGGTTGTGTCGTGTCTGGAAAGGAGTTGAGAGTATTAGTTCGCCGAAGGTACTGGTTAGCATCCATCATGTTTGGATCTGTCGCTACTTCGTAACCTTGTTCCTTCGCATAATCCATGAATTCTGGGGTAAAGCCACTACCCGCATGTCCACGGAATTCAACATCATTTTGTGTAACCGGACCCGTATATCCCTCTGTTAACCTTGCCAAAAGTGATTGCCGTCTTTGGTACTCGTTCGGGGACGAGCCAAGCTGGAGGGGCTGTGGACCGCCTGTCTCATAGTAGGCCGACAGGGGCTTCATCGATCCGCCGGTCGGCATCTGCGGTGGCGGAGGGAGAAGCGTGCCGCCATTAGCATAGCCCAAAGGACGAAAACCGGAGGGCATTTGACGGTTGTCGGTCACAAAACCACCTGTGTTCCAGTCGGAGGACGCGCCAAAGCCGCTTTCTTCATCTTCTTCCGCATCGATGTCAGCGTCGCCCCAACCGTAGTCTTCATCATAGCCCCACGAGGCCCGATTCCGGGCCTCGGTGAGGGCGTCTTCCAGTTCAGCATCATAATCACTATATGTCGTCGTGAACGTATTCTTGCTGGGATCCCAAGAGCCGGGGCCGTGGCTAGTCTCACCACCTCCATAAGCCGTTTTCCCCGACGTATCTATCCCCGCTACGCCCTCTGTTTCAGCTTCCGGAGTGCCGTACCCTCCAAAAGCATCCTCGAACTGGGGGGTCGACAAAATCCCAACTGCACGAAGGGGGTCCCGTATATATCTACGATAGGGATCCCTCAATTCCCTGTTATAAAAACGGTCCGTCCAGCCCGCCCTAGTCGGATCTGCCCTAGCAATGGCAAGCGCGGCGGTTAGTCCAAGTCCCACGGGCCCGGCGACCTTCCCGGCCAAGCTGCTAATAGACCCCGGCACGGAAAAACCGAGTGTCTGTGCCGTGTTCGCAACCTTGGCAGCATCAAGGCCCCAACCAAGGGCGTCCAAGAAACCAACGTCGCCTTGACCGGTTTTTGACACCCCCGCAGGGTCGTCAAATGGATCGTCGTTAGGGTCGGTAGGATATGAGTACTCAATCATTAGATCAGTTTCCCCTTTGCCTTCCCAACGTGTAGCGCAACATGGCTTTAATGGCACTCGCGCGGTTGGGGTCTAGCGGATTAACATACCTGCCCGTTGCACTTAAATTACCGCCCAACCCTAACGGATTTTTATAGATGTACTCAGCCTCTGCAGAAGGTTCTCTTCCTACGTTGCGGACGTGCCTCAAATTACCTTCCGCGCGTAAAGTCCCCGGGCCCACTGGACCCTTCCAATTGAACCCGTAGTTCGTGACCGGATCCTGATCTTCTACAAACTGGCGTTTTACGTTACCGGATAACGTACCGTCCATAAAGGGCACCGAACCGCTGGCCCCGACTATCTTTGTTCGCGTGTCTACATCACCCTGTTTTGAGCGACCACGCTGCGCGGAAAACCGCATAGGGCCAATGTTCAGGTTAGCACCAGCGACGGTTTTCCGAAGCCCCGGGTCGCCGGACTG